TCCACCGTTAGATGATCCAAAAGGAGGGTTATAAATAACTTCACCTGGTTGTAAATATTTTGTTTTGTATACCATAAATGGTGGTGTTGCGTTTGAATATTCTCTCATATTATATCCGTCAAAACCACAAGGAAGAGCGTCTGTTGGTGCTTCATCACTCATTTCTAACATTATATATTTAGATTTAACTTGATATTCTCCATTTGCAGTACCAATTTTATTTGCAACATAGTTATTTTGGGTTGGGTCTAATGAACAGTTAGTGAAACTTTCAATCACTCTAACATTTTGATCAGTATCAAAGAAATCCCTAACAAATAAATCAAATGTTAAGTTATTGAATGACATGTTTGCTACCGATATTTTAACCAACCTGTTTGCCGCATTACCATCAGAAATTAATTTAGCTTTAAATAATTTATAAACTTTATTACCTCTTAGTTCAGAAACAAAATACGGAGTTTCTGGTGTTTGGAATTGCTCAAGATAAAACGCTATAGAGTCTGTATCATTTTGTCTTACACCACCTAAATCAATAAAATCACTATAAAGACCTCTGATTTTACCTGCTCTATACCCAGTTGTTAAAAGTGACGGGTAAGCTTCCTCAACAAATAAAGGAACTTCAGTTCTATCTTTACCAAAATTACTTCTACCAAATACTTTAGAAACATATTCTGAGTCTGTCGTTAACATTGACGCTTCAAAACTAAAATTATCTCCGTCTTGTGTAACCCCCGAAACTAAAAACGTATCAAACGGGTCTCTTGTTACGCCTGAATAATTACCTGTTGTAATTAATATCGCGTCTGTTTTTGCTGAAACTTCATATCTAGGGCCTGCCTGTGTTGATGAGTAAGTTGAAATACCTCTTGATCTTAACGTTGCAACAACCAAATCATCGTATTCTAAAAATGGTGTACCAGAATATTGTGTAAACATAATATTACAAACACCTGAATACGTTCCTGAAGTTGATCCAGTACTAATTGATTCTAAACTAATACCAAAACCAAAACCAAAATATGATGATACATCAGTTATTGGGTTTTGTGAATATGTAAATTGAGAATAAAACCAAGCATCATTAGTTGATGCAGATAATGTGTTGTTTGCCACATCAATACTACTAACACCATATGTTTCAGTAACCGCAGTTATAGTGTTAACTGGTGTTGATGTCCCTGTAATATATGTGATAACACCTCCACTAACGCTACCCCAAAATTGTGCGGTTGTACCTGAAGCTGGATTAGCGGTTGAAAATAATGTTATTTCATTTGATAGGTAAGATTGAAAATCACTATAAATTGTTGATGTTGAATTATCATAATTAGTGTATGTTGCACCAATTACTGGAGATAGTATTGATGGTATATTACCCAATACTATAGATGTAGGGTCTCCTGTTAATCCGGTAAATGTAAATGTTGTTGGTGTATTACCTGTCGCACCAATTGTTGATGGATTAACATTACCCATAGTTGTTATTGACCAAGAAGGTCCAGCATCATATCCTGACAAACCAAGTACTCTTGTTACAAATAATTGATTTGACTGTTGAAGATATGCTTTTGCAATATAAGATGTTTCGTATTTTGGTATTTGAGTGTTTACAAATTTTTCAGGACTTGTTGAACCAAAGTAAACTTGGAACTCATCAAAATTTGTGATGAATATTGGTTCAAAAGCCGGACCTTGTAAAGTCTCCCCAACAATACCTAAAGTTGTTACACCGACACTTTGTGCTACGAATGTTAAATCTCTTTCTGAAGTATAAACTCCCGGAGATACAAATACTTTGTTAGATGAAGCCATTTTTAAATCTTTTGTTTTTTATAATTTATTTTTTATATATAAATACCTCACCAAATAGCAAAAAACTTTGATTTTTTTTATAAAAAAATATGTAGTATGAAAAATTTCTACCTTTTTTCATACTAATAAACTATTTATTCCGGTATGAAGAAAATCAAAAACATTAAAATTTCTGAAGACGTTCACGATGTTTTAAAAAAATATTGCGAAGAAAATGGGTATAAGATTCACAAGTTTTTAGAAAAAATAATCTTAAAAACATGTCAAAAAGAAAAAGACATTTACGGAGAGTGATTATATAATATAAGCAACCGTCTTTATTGTTGCAGAATCTGACACGTTATTTTTGGTTACAATAAATTTTAAAGTATCACCATTAGTTATTTGTATTTTTTCAATATCATCACCAACATAATTATTATTTATATAGACCGAGTAAGATAAAAGATTATCGGTACTTTCAACAATTATATCTGCAGTGTATTTAAAAAGTTCACTGATCTGCGTATTACCACTAACAAATGTTATATCTAAATCAAAATTATCCGGTCTTGGTGGTTCTATTTTAGTTTTTCTTTTTCTTGTTTTAGTATCCACTTCAAACATTGTGACTGCCCTTGTTATCGCAGGGGACACTTGAAACTCTTCCTCATCAATTAATAACCCTTTTAGTATGATATTATAATTTGCAATATAATACTTTCTTTTTTCAATTTCTTTAGAGGATTCATCAGAAACGTCTCCCATCATCACGGGAAGGTAATGACCTTTAACATTAATATATGCTTGTTTTGATGTGAAGGTTTGCATGAATATTTTATTAAACTCATTCAATTCACGCATTCTATTACAGAACAATTTTATATTATATGTAATATCAACAGGAATTGGTTGTGGTATTTTATAAACGTCAGCACCTTTTCTTTGACCATCCCAAGTTGGGACAGTATAATAATAAAAATGTTTTCTTTCAGGAATATTTGCTAATCCACCTTGTAATGTTCCGTATTTAACTTCGGGCATTCTAACTGTTGTAACAAAAGGTAATTTAATATTTTTATCTAAATCGTTAAAGTTCCAAGTTGTTGTAAATTGAGCCCAATTTTGATTTGTAATAATTTTATCAATTGTTGGGACTTTTTTTCCGTCAACAACAAGTTTTAATCTTTCTTTTGCAAAATCTAAAATTCCTTTATCTAAATCGGCATGTAATACCCCTTTAGGTAAAAAAGTACCATCGTCAGTTATTTGATCCAATAACTCCTGCCTTCTTTCTTTACCAACCTTTTGTGGTACAAGTGGTAAATGTTTTTTTATTTGTTTTGGTAACGCCATTATATACCTTTGAATTCATTATCTGTAACAGGTGATGCGATAATTGAACGATAAAATGGTTTGTATCCACCATATGTATGTTTATTATCCGAAAACACACGACCATCATTTACAACACTATAATACCTAACTCTTGTTTCTGTCTCATAGTATCCAATATAATCACCGTAATTAATTTCAATATCTAATTCATCAAGTTGTTTTTGATAAACACCAACTTTTAAATTTCCAGGTTCAGTTTGTGATAATTTAGAATTACCATAATCTGCATTTGTGGGTTGTTCTATTTGAACATATCCTTTGAACTCTACGGGAGCTAAAAACTGTATTCCATCCTCTAAAGTTTCACCATAAACATCATCATTATTTGTTCTTTGTTTATCAACTCTATATAAAACAAGTGTAAAGTTCATGTCTCCATGTAACCATTCTTCACCCATAGTAATATCTAAATTAAAATCTTCTTCTGAGAAGAATTTATTTAATCTTGTAATTGGAACTTTATTCTGTGACATATAATATAAATACTTTGATTGATTTTTTTATATTGTTTACTATTTTTATTTATAATATAATGGAAGAATTAATTTCAAAAACACCTGAAACAAGGGCCCTTCAAATGTTAGATGATTATGTTGGGTCAAATAACTATATCTTGTCATTAAAAAACAAAAAACAAAATAGTAAGTCTTTTACCCCCACAAGATCTCAAGCGGAATACATAATTAACTTTCACGGACGAACACCAAAGGTGGCAAAAAAATGGGTCAAGTTAGATTCGTATTTTGGAAAAAAAATGATGGAAGATAAGATGTACACTAAAGAACCAACGGAAATATATGTTGAAAAACTTTTGGTGGAGAAGGATAAGTCATACCATATATGGGGTAAAATATTTAGTGGTGAGACCATACATGATTTTTGGATTCCAAAAACTGCACTTATTAAAGATAATGAGGTAAAGAATGTTGTTATTGAATATTCAAAATATGACCACAGGGCTCCGATGGATCACCAAAAAGAGGCGATTGAAAAACTTGTTAGAAACAAAAAGTTTATTTTGGCCGATGACATGGGTCTTGGTAAAACAACCTCAACAATTATTTCGGCACTTGAAACGGGTGCAAAAAAAATATTAATTGTGTGTCCCGCATCTTTAAAAATTAATTGGCAACGCGAAATTGAAAATTATTCAGATAG